GATGGTGGAACACAGTTTGCTTCTCTTACAAATACTAGTGGTAACTTAATAATTAAGTCAGGTAGTACGACTGCCATTACATTTGATGGTGCTAATGTAACTTTTGCAGGAACAGTAACAATAGGTTCTGCAGGTATATCTGAAGCAGAGTTAGAGATATTAGATGGTGCTACAGTTACTACAGACGAACTAAACATATTAGATGGAGTAACATCAACTACTGCAGAACTTAATATTGTAGATGGTGGCACTAGTGCTACATCAACCACAGTAGCAGACGCAGATAGAGTTGTACTGAATGACAACGGAACTATGGTTCAGGCTGCAGTTACAGACCTAGACACATATTTTTCTGCTACATCAAAAACACTTACAAATAAAACATTAACAACTCCTGTAATTACAGAGATAGATTCAGGCTCTACTATAACACTAGACGCTACCACAGACATTGTTTTAGATGCAGATGGTGGTGATATCTTTTTTAAAGATGGAGGCACAACATTTGGTAGTGCAACAAATAGTAGTGGCAACTTAATAATTAAATCAGGAACAACAACTGCTCTTACTTTTTCAGGAGCTAATGCAACGATAGCAGGTGACTTAACTATATCAGGCGATGACTTGACTATGGGTACTAATACTAGTGGTCATATCATGGTTGCAGATGGAACTAACTTTAATCCTGTAGCAGTATCAGGTGATGCTACAATATCATCTTCAGGTGCAGTAACGATTGCTAATGATGCAGTAGAAACTGCAATGTTAAATGCAAATGTCATTACAGGACAAACAGAAATTACATCTTCTGATGTTGATATTACAAATGATGATATTCTTATTCACGATAATAGTGCTAGTGCTTTAAGAAAAATATCTGTTACTAATCTTATATCTAGTGCAGGTGGTTTGACAGAAGTTTTAGCAGACACATCTCCACAACTAGGTGGTAACTTAGATACTAATTCACATAACATACTCATTGACGATGCACACTTTATTGCAGACGAAAATGGCAATGAGCAGATAATATTCCAAACAACTGCTTCTGCAGTCAATCAGTTTGATATAACAAACGCTGCAACAGGTAATGCACCTGAATTATCTGCAACAGGTGGTGACACAAATATTAGTCTGAAGATAACACCAAAAGGTTCAGGACAGGTTGTACTTGATGGTAACGTAGGTGTTGAATCAGGTGTTATAGATTTAAAAAACTCAGGTTCTCAGTCTTACATTAGATTCTATTGTGAGTCTTCTAATGCTCACTACGCACAATTACAAGCACCTGCACACTCTGCTTTTTCAGGTAATACTACATTAACTTTACCTGCCACTACAGATACATTAGTTGGTAGAGCAACAACAGACACGTTAACAAATAAAACATTAACAAGTCCAAAGATAAACGAAGATGTAGCAGTAACTGCAACTGCAACAGAAATAAATATATTAGATGGAGTAACATCTACAACTGCAGAACTTAACATCTTAGATGGTGTAACTGCAACAACAACAGAACTTAACATCATGGATGGTGATACGTCTGCTTCTTCTACAACATTAGTAGATGCAGATAGAGTTGTTACAAACGATAATGGTACGATGAAACAAGTAGCATTAACAGATGTAAAAACATATCTAAGTAGTGCAGGTTTTACTACGGATGACCCAACTGCATTAGCGATTGCCCTCGGTTAATTTTACTTGACAAATTAGGCAAAACCGAGTATAATTATAAGGAAATAAAAAAATGGCAAATACATTTAAATTAAAGAACAACGCAGTGATGCCAAGTAGTGCAGGTACTCCTGATACTCTTTATACTGTGCCTAGTAGTACAACTACTGTGGTTATAGGATTGACACTTGCAAATGTTCACACTGCACAAGTTACAGCTTCAGTCACAGTAATAGACAGTAGTAACTCTAATGAAACTTCACACGTAATAAAAGATGCACCAATACCTGTTGGTAGTAGTATAGAAATCATGTCAGGCAACAAGATAATTTTAGAAGCATCAGATATAATAAAAGTAGATTGTTCTGTAGCAGATAAAGTTAGTGCTACACTAAGTATCATGGAGATAACATAAGATGCCATACATAGGAAAGAAACCTGCTGATATAATCGCAACTGCTGTTGATACAACTACAGGCACGTTTAGTGGTGCAGTAAGTGCATCATCTGTAGATGCCGATGGTGGTGTTACAGTAGATAACATTACAATAGATGGAACAGAGATTGACTTATCTAGTGGTGACTTAACATTAGATGCAGCAGGAGATATTATTCTTGATGCAGATGGTAGTGATATATCTTTAAGAGATGCTGGAACTGAATTTGGTAGACTTTCTTTAGCTAGTAGTGGTCTGCAAGTGTTTGTTCCTGCTTCAGATGCAGACTTATTTATTAAAGGTAATGATGGTGGTTCTACTATAACTGCTATGACTATAGATATGTCAGAGGGTGGTAATGTTGGTATTGGCACAACAAGTCCAGATGGAACTTTGCATGTTCATTCTGCTTCAGCAGGAAGTGTTACAGCTTTGACAGATGCTGATGATTTTGTGGTTGAAAATAGTAGTCATGGAGGGATTAGTATTTTAACACCTGATTCAAATAGGTCAGCAATATTTTTTGGTCATGCTTCTGATAGTCTAAAATTGCAAATTAGACATGATGGTGCATCTAGTCTAAGCCAATTTATTTCTGATGATGCAGTAACTTTTAACGTAGGCGATGGCACGGAGAGAATGAGAATTGATGCTAATGGTCATATTACCATGCCAACTCAACCTGCTTTTTCAGCGATTGCTACTGGGCAGAATGACCTTGCTGTCAGTTCAACTTTGCAAGTAGGTTTTGCAGGAACAGAAAGATTTGACCTAAATTCTGACTTTAACACTTCAAATAGCACATTTACTGCTCCTGTTACTGGAAAGTATCAATTTAATGTAGGTGTTAGGGTAAAAGCAATAGACACAGGAGCAGGGTACGTTTTAATAAGACTTAAAACAAGTAATGCAAATTATGACCATATATTGGATAGTGATGAATTTAGTAGTGATTTAGATTTTTATTTTTTTGCTTTTAGTATTCTCGCAGACATGGATGCGGCTGATACTTGTATAATTGAATTTTTCCAAAATGGTGGAACGCAACAAACAGATATTGACGGAGCTAGTTACTGGAGTGGCTACTTAGTAGCGTAAGCCAAGAGTGAAACAACTCAATCATAAAGGAGATTAAAATGGCAAATCACACAAAGACAATAACATTAACAGATTTACAACAAAAGATTCTGTCTAATGATTTATACAATGATGTATCAGACAATGCAGGTGTAGATGCTTGGATTGATGGTGCAATCAATGGCAAGTTAAACAACTGTTGGAAACGTATGCAACAAGAGTGGACTACAAAGTTAATGAATGACGATAGCTTCACAGACCCCATACCAAGTAACCAAGCAGACTTTGTTGCACTTGTAACTGCAAGAAGTGACTATAAGACACGCAAACAAAGAGATGATACTAATAAAATTGAGTAGGAATAACTAATGGCATATTTAGGAGTCAGTCCATCTAACGGAGTACGTAAAGTACACACCTATACTGCTACAGCATCACAGACA